ACTAGGTGCGGCTGTTGCCGCTATCGGCTATACGCTAGGAGACCGTAAGTGAGCATCCTTCGCCGCATCCTTGGTGAGCAGCGTGCCGTAGGTGGCACTTGGATTACCGACAAAGAACTCAACGCATCGTCAGCCGGTGTGGCGATCAACAGCCAGACGGCACTTACTATCGGCAGTTATTATGCGGCCGTAAAGTTGTACGCAGATACGGTAGCCTCACTTAGCTGGGATACCTTCATTCGCATTGACGGCACACGCCGACCATACCGACCTTCACCATCTTGGATGACGATGCCTCAGCCACTGGCACCTAACTACACTGCCTTCGATCTCAAGCATCGCATGGTCAGCAGCCTTCTTATCGATGGCAACTGCTTTGTTCTTTTCATCAGGGGTCGCAACGGCGACATCGTTGAGATGCGCGTGCTTGATCCGAACCGCGTCACGATCAAGATGGTTGATGGCGAACCCATCTACACGGTCACTGGCGACGACAAGGTTGGAGTAGAGTTGACCTCCGACGCGATCCTGCACATCCCACTCTTTGCGACTGGCTCTGAACTGCGTGCACCGTCGCCTGTTGAGCAGCACCGCACGACGCTCGGCCTTGCCAGCGCCACGCAGTTGTACAGCGCGAAGTTCTACGAGCAGGGCGCAGCCCCATCCGCAGTCATCAAGATCCCTGGGGAACTCACGCAGGATCAGGCTGACTCGCTCCGCAACTCATTCAGCCGCCGTCACGAAGGCATCGAGAAGATGCACAAGATTGCAGTGCTGACCGGCGGTGCAGATTTCCAGCAGATGTCAATGAAGATCAGCGATATGCAGTTGGTTGAGACAATGCACTGGGGCGTTGAGTCCATCGCTCGCCTAATGGGCGTTCCACTTCAGTTGCTTCAATATCCAGAGGCAACCTCATATGCATCTTCTGAGGTCCTCATGCAAGCCTGGTTGAGACTTGGACTAGGCCCCTTGGTTGCGCGGCTAGAGGCTGGATTGCAGCGTCTCGTGCCAGGTGCCGATCAGACCTTTATCAAGTTCAACATTGATAGCCTGCTTCGACCTACGACCAAAGAGCGCATGGACGCGTATGCAGTTCAGCTCCAAAATGGCATCCGCTCCTTGAATGAGGTCAGAAGGCTGGAGGACCTTGCCGACATTGAAGGCGGCGATCAGCACTGGAAGCCACTCAATATTGGCGTAGTTGGTCAGGACCCACAGGCTTGAGCTACATCATTGTTGACCTAGACGGCACGCTCATCCTTGACAATGAGCAGCCAAATCAGCCGCTGATCGATCTCCTCAACGAGGAGGTCATGACTGGCGACAAGCAACTCATCGTGGTCTCGGCTCGTAGCATTGAGCGCCTAGAAGAGACGCGCGCATGGCTTCAGGAGTACAAGGTCGCAGGCGTTGAAGAGGTACACCTCAACGACTTTGACGGCTCGCCCTTCGCTACTGGCTTGGCGTTCAAGGAGTACAAGTACGGTCTGCTGAAGGAGCAGTACGGCGAGGAACTTGACTACGCGATTGACAATGATCCAGCCGTGCGCGCGATGGCTCGCCGCCTAGAGATCGAGGCGTACTCGCCTGAGGAGTATCTCGCCGACGAGGAGCGAGCCGTGTACGAGGTGCCTGACTACATCCGAAACGCCGCCGCTCGTGGCTTGTCGTTCGTAGAGGACGGTTTCGCTGGTGACGGCTTGCAGGCGCAGACCATCTCAGAGGCTCGCGAACTTGCCGCAGGGCGTGCCGATACCGACAAGGTGATCCGCATGGCCGCGTGGATTCGCCGCCACCGTGGCGACTGGGAAGGCGTACCTCAGAACAGCGATGACGATTCAGAGGACTTCCCTGGACCAGGTGCCGTCGCTGGCTTCCTGTGGGGTGTGGAAACAACGGATGAGGACGCAACTGATCGCGTACTCTCGTGGGCAGATGCTCTTATCGCGGCTGAAGATAGGGAGATCATTGATATGAAAGAGAAAGAAGTTCGCTCGCTGCCAATCGGTGAGTACCGACTTGCAGAGGCTGATGCTGACGGACAGCGAACCTTTACCGGCTACGCCGCTATCTGGAATAGCGCGAGCGCTGGCTTGCCATTCGAGGAGCGCATTGCGCCGAGCGCCTTCAAGCGCTCGCTGGCTCGCGCATCGGCAGGGCAGAAGATCATCTCCTTCCTGTTTGGTCATGACGAGACGCGCGCTCTGGCAACGACCGCGAGCGGCCGCCTTCAGTTGACCGAGGACGAGACTGGTCTGCGCGTTGAGGCGAAACTAGACCCAGCCGATCCAGACGCTGCCAAGGTGATCTCGATGCTGACGCACGAGAGCGCCGCTGCCGGTATGTCATTCGGCTTCCAGAAGGTTCAGGATGCGTGGGATGGCAATCAGCGCACGATCAAGGAAGCCAACCTGTTCGAGGTGAGCATCCTTGCTGCCGGTGGTCAGACCCCTGCCTACCCTGCAACCCTTGGTCTCACGGCAATCCGCCAAGTCACTGCGCCAAAGATCGGCGTAGAGGCTGAGGCGTTGATGGCCACACTTGAGTCAGTCAAGGCTGGACGAGAACTGTCCACCGAGGAAGTGGCTGTCATTGATGCTGTCCGCTCGAAGCTCGCGCCAAAGCAGGAGAAGGTCATTGACCCATCCGTCGCTGCGGCAATGCTGGCGATTGTAGCGGCAGAAGGTGAAGCACTCTAGGTCTCGTGCCTGCGCCCCACCGCCCTGAGTAGGCGAGTCCGCGTTAGAGCAACCCACCGAGGAGAGCAAAAAAGATAGTCCGCCTATGTGCGGAGAAAGGAAGTGGACACTATGTCCGACTTCGCAAATCTCGCTGACAAGCGAGCAAACCTCCTGACGGAGGCACGCGGCATTGCCGTTGAGGCCGCCGATAAGGGTCTCGCCCTAGAGGGCGAGGACAAGGCGCGCTTCGAGAAGCTCATCGCAGAGGCTGGCACGCTTGCCGAGGCGATGAAGTCCGAGAAGAACGCTACCGAAGCACGCAAGGCTGCTGACGAGGCTCGCGCCGAGTACGCCGCTGTTGTTGCTCCAACGGCTCCTAAGACCAAGACGGATTCCGAGCGCCTTCGCGCACTCGGTCTTGCCGGCGGTACGGAGATCTTTGAGCAGCGCGATGTGACCAAGAGCAGCAACCTGGGTGATCCTGTGGCAGTGTTCCCACGAGTGAATGTCGTGGCTGCTCAGATCAACCCCTTCATCAACCCAGCAGTGGTTAATGTGATTCAGGTTGCAACTGGTAACGCAATCAAGTTCCCACGAGCCACGGCTCTTGGGACCGCGACTGCACCAGGCGAAGGTGGCACGATTGTTGAGAGCGACCCAACCATGGGTACTTTGCAGCTAACGCCATCCGGCTTCAAGATCCTCGTTCAGGTATCCGAGGAACTTGTCGCCGATAGCGCTTTCTCACTGGCTGACTTCATCTCGGATGCGGCCGGTCAGGCTGTGGCCGTAGCACATGGGGCTGCCGCTGGTACCGCTGTTGTTGGTGCTTCAACCCTTGGCGTAACTGGTGCGACTTTCGTGCCTACATATGCCGAGCTGAACTCGCTCCAGTACAGCGTTCGTCAGCAATACAGGTCGGCTCCTAAGGCTGGCTTCTTGATGTCCGATGCGACCCTTGGAACGATCCTTGGAATCACATCGTCCAGCCTTCCGCTGTTCCAGCCAGGTGGTCAGGGTGGCGTTGATCGCCTTCTTGGCAAGCCTGTCTATACGGCTGGCGGCATCGCCGACATTGGCGACAATAACAAGCCAATTCTCTTCGGAGATTTGGGGCAGATTGCGACTGCACTCGTGGGAGGCATCACTGTCTCCGTATCGCGTGAGTACGCTTGGAACCTTGGTTTGGTGTCGTACAAGGTCGAGGTTCGCGGCGCGACCGGCCTTCTGCAGCCAGACGCAGTCAAGCACTACCTCTGCGCCTAATCCGTTAGGAGCAACGCGTAGTCAGTGGGGATGGGGAGCCGCTTCGGCGGCTCCCCTGAACCACAAGTAAGGAGATCAATGCTCGTTCGACTTTGCAAGCGACGCGGTGAATATCCAAGCGGCTCAATCGTTG